CTCGAACCAGGCCACCTACGGGGTTTAGTGCAGCAGGCGATAGCACAGCGTCGAAGAAATCGAACGCTGCGAACTTAGTGTCATCCTGATACCCCATAGCTGCCCAAGAGGCGGGTGGTGTATTGGTGATTAGCATTTGGTTCCATACCACCTTAGCAAAGTAGGAGCAGAAACGCCTGAGTGTTGTCTTTTGTTTGACGGCGGCTGCTAACATGCTCCGGGGGACAGCAGTTCCGGGTGACAACCCAACCAAGTCAGAGGACTTGGCGGCTTGTGTGTCGGCGCAGTGTCGTGCAAGGTCCCAAGCCGTGTGTGCTACACGGTCATTGCTAATTCCCATGGCAACCCAAAGCAGGGCTATTTGTTCCAGCTCCTGCCTAGTGGCTACGGAGTTGGTCTCTGACTCATACTTGACAAGTTCCAGCTGCTCAAAGGTGGGCGCTGAGAAAATAGTGCTACTAGAATTATTAGGTGGAGGTGTCGTCATCTCTTCGAATAGTATGGGAGACTTAACCCCTGTTAGTGCAGATGGCACAAGGACAAGGGCAGCGTCTCGCCCTGTAAGTCAGGAAGAGAGGAATAGCTACGGCCAGAATCGCTGCAGGCAGCTTGAGGCCAGACTCACGCCCGGGGCTATTATAGAATACCTGCTTGTTCTTATCTTTGTACCAACCACCAAATGGTAGGGAATGGTCACGATCACCCACAAACTGGTCGGTGTTGCGAGTTAGTGCCCACAGAGTGGTCACCACCGCAAACGCGATTATAGCAAGCTGGAGGGTGAGTTGGTGATTGGGTGGTTGACTCAGCGGCATAGCACAACCAGCTTTTCCGTGTGACGGGAGAGCGCTATGTAGAGCTGGTGCGCGGGCACCTCCGAAAGCGGCTGAGATGAGAGGACAGTGACAACGGGATACTCTTTACCCTGTGCTTCACAAACGCGAAGTGGGTAAAGGCCGTGGGCTATAGCTAGTTCACGGACGTCCTCTTGAATGGCGATTATTTGGCCTTGCGGTTCACCCACGAAAAGATCTTGAAGTTCAACAACGTCTTCTTTAGTGGAGTTGATAGTGATGGGCAAGAAGCGTTGAAGCAACTCAGTAGTAGCTCTTCCTAACCGGTGGGTGACAGTACTCACGTAGTGAGCGGTTAGGGCGGGGGTATGGTATTGGCAGGGGTCAGCGAAGACCACCTGGCAGGCGGGAAGTGTCTCAAACTTGAGATACTCGTCAACAGCGAATTCCTCCCCGGAAGGCAATTCGTTGACACGCGCACCAAGAAGCGTATTACCAGCGTGCAACGCGGGCGAGCAGACAGTAAAACCGGATTGTAATAGTGCCTTCAGTATGGTGGTTTTACCGGCACCAGCGACAGCGTGCACAACTAGTGGAGTAGAAATTGGGTGCGTGGTGCGTTGGAAACCTGCTTTCCGTAGTAACTCAATCACTATTTCCATCTTCATGACTGAGTGGAGACTTAACCCCGCTACGTGACGACTCCAGTGGCCATGATATACCCATGGCCACTAAGTGTTAGCATCCGTACAGTGGCTTGGTGGTACTCAGACTCCTTGGGAGTAAGAATTTGGTGTAGAGCATCACCATGTCTATATGCGTAGCTCAGATCCAGGGCGTACGCCACAGCTGTTTCTTTGTAGCGAGCAGTTTTGGATGCCAAAAGGAGTCCCGCGTGCAGTTTAAGTGGATCCTTAATGAGTCCAATGGGGGTTAGTCTCCATCCGCAAAAGGACGCGTAATCCCCAGGTTTCTGTTCTCTGAGCACCGTCTTTGAGGTCAGGCTCAGCCGATTGCGGATCATGGCGAACGACGCTTTTTCAATAGCAGGGGCATCCTGAACCATGTCGTCGCCTGCGTACATTTGGTTCACGTCTGATGGGACGTGAAATCTCGTATGATGGTACGCAATTGAGCACTCAGTGTTAGCGTCAAATGTTGGACCCTCACCAGTAAGACGCATGATGGCGAGAGTCCCCAGGAAAGTAGACGCGTTGAGTTTGAGGTGGGTGTACCCTTCAATGATATCCTCAGGGATGGAGTGGTGCTTGGCTTTAAGAAGTTCGAATTGTAGCATAGCCCCATCCTGCGATTGGTCGAAAGCTGTGAAGTCATTTTCATGACTATGACGATTGAATTTCCAGCGTTGTGTCACGAACTCATTCAAGTCGTCGGGCGTTTGCTCACAGCTTATCAGAATATTGGGTGGTTGGTACACCTGTCGCATTCGCCTCATGTAGCGGGCCATCGTGCCGTAAAGCATCACCGTTTCTTGCATGAAGGCAGCAATGGTTTGGCCGGCTTTAATTTTGAGGCAGCCCAGCTTTTCAACTTTCTTCACCCACTGCGACTTGAGAAAGAGTGCTATTTTCTCGTGAGGGAAGTCTGGGCTCTGGCGGAGCTGGGAATTGATGAGCATAGCCACGGATTTGCTCAAGAAGGTGTGTTCCACCTCAGCTCTGCAGGAATTCCAAAGGGCCTGGTCGAAGGGGATCCGTTCAGCTGGAAGTTTCATTGCAACTCTATAGTTGAAGAATAACAGATCACCAATATCTTTCTTTAGTGACAACTCCTTAAGATTCTGCTCGGGCGTCGAAATTGACAATCGCACCCGAATGGTTTCCCAGAGCAGAGTTTCGTCCTTCGCTTGCTGATGTGCAAAAAGTTGGACGACTGCGTCATCAGTTTGAACGCAGTTGGAGTGGCCCGTGTCACTGCTAAATAACTCACGTTGGTGTTTTTCTGGAAGTTCTTCTACGATCTCACCAAGCGTAAGTTTGGCATTTTCCACAGGAAAGTGCGTGGTGGGGGCAGCTTCAACCACGACTGGCTCCTGTGGTTTCTCGTCAGCGGGAACAAG